GAACCATCTCCGTATTGCCCCACTAGTTGCATCCACTCTTCCAATGGTTTTCTGAGACTAAAATTATCATCATTAATAACTGTTACTGTCCAGGTATCAAATGTCCTGTCGCCGGCAACTTTAAAAGTTCTTCCTCTAAAAGGAACTTCAACAACCCCAATATTTGATGCAGGAAGTCCACCTGCTTTACATAGTATTTTGAAGGTAGGAGCAGGCCAACTAGAAACCCCAGAGGGCAAGGTGGGAATGTCTATTTCAAATAGATTGGGTCTTGCTCCACCACCAGTTAAGTTGATTTTAATATCGTTGAGTGTATGTGGCATTGTTTAATCCTCCTTGATGTTATTTATGATTGATTAATTAATTAATTAAGCTCGTCCAGTCACTTCTTCAAACGAAACACCAGTTCGAGTTGCAACGAATGTGAGTGTGATGTAGTTGATTGATTTTACTGGCTTAAGGAATATATCTGCCCTAAACTCATTATTATCAATAAGATCTGGAGTATTGTTGGAAGTATCACAGATCACTCTATAATCATAAACACCTCTCTTAGCTTGTACATCTCTTAGATAAGGATCTACAATAGAAACAAATCCAGCTCTTGTTGTTTCATCATTAATTTCAAAAAGTTGTGCATTTGCAGCTCTCTCTAATGTTTTTTCCACTGTGATAAACAGTCTTCTAACATTAATTCTATCAAATGCTGATGCAAAGGAGAGAGCAGTTTTATCTCCAAATAGAATTGCTCCAAGACCAGGTTGATTTATAATTGGATTTACTCTTGCTTGGTAGAGAGAATCTCTTTGATCTTTATTAGGATTGTATGCAAGTTTGATTAAATTGTTAATTCCACCTCTTTGTTGTCCAGCAGGAGAGAACCAGGGATAAGCAAGAATACCAGTTCTAACCATCAAACCAGCAATATCAGCGTTACATGCAACATATCTAAATGTGTCATTAAATTTATCATAAGTAAACTTATATCCACTGTCAAACACTGCGAATGAAGATGAAGATAGTGATGCAAAGAATCTGAGAATGTTATTGGTTTGAGTTGTTGTATTTGTAATATTAACAACACCAGATTTATGTGGAGAAATAACTGCCATGCAATCTTTTCTCTGTTCAGCAATAGCAATCAGTTTATTTGCTTTTGCTTGAGATTCTGCTTCATCTGCTAAAGATGGTCCGTTAATGAGGAAGTCAACTGCAATCTCAGTTTTGTTTGCAAACAAATCGTATGCTGTAGAAAGATTTCCAAGAGTTGCGGTCATTCCACCAGATGATGAATAATCAACTCCACCTTTCAAGGAATACGTCACATTTCCAATAGCAGCAAAGGTTCTTCCTTGTGCTGTTTGTGACCACAGACCATCTGCAGTAGATACTGGAGTAAACGAAGTGGTTGATATTCCAGAGTAGGTTGTGAATCCTGTGGCAACAGGTTTTGTTCCATGAAATGTATCTACGGCAATGGAGGGATTTCTTCCTGCATACAAATTGACTGAACCATTTGCAACATAGTTTTTATAGTAAATCTTTGTTGGGGAGTTTACATTTGAAATTGCATCACTTGCTTTTGAAAGGAAAGTGTGCTTTTCAAGAATTGTTCCTTGAACACCAGTAATTGATCCAAGATCATCTATGACAACAACGTGTAAACCATCGTTTTTGCCATCCCTTGACAGTGAATATGAATTAGTAACTGGTTTTGGTGCAAGTGAGTTCCAGTAAATTGTTGAGTTAGTCAAACCAAGAGTTTGTGATTTGTACCAATCTACAGCAGTGGTTGGTGTAAATGCCGCCGATGCCGAGAGCCCTGTATTAATACCTGAGTTATTGACGAAGTGCAGAGAACTGGAAGTGCTATAAGAGGCAAGAGGTGCAAACTCTGCATAATCGATTTCTGTTTCTGTCCCTGCACTAGAAACTCTTGATACAATTTTTACATCAATTGTACTGTTGCTATTAGTTGCGTCTGTAGTAACTCCTGTAATAATACCTTTAAGAAAACCAGTAAAAGAACTTACTGCTCCTGCACCAGCTAAAGTTGTGTTAACCGCTGCGGTAACACCAAAACCAATTTGAGCACCAGCATTGGCAAGATTATTTGTATTAATTCCTAGAGTTTGATCTGCTAAATCATCAATGACACAAACTTTTAGATTATTTCCCCAAGAACCAGGATTTTTGGCTGCCCAATAAAAGTTAACATTATCTTCTGCGTACTGATAGTTGTAATCATCAAAGTTTTTTATTTTTGCGCTACTTGTTGATGCAGCACCAACTCCTGCGTTAGCGTTATTGAGAGTGCTGCCATCAACTCTAATAACTTTTAATATTCCACCATAGGATAGATATGAAGCCGCTGACATCCAATATTCATACTGACTATCCGTTGACAGTGGTTTACCAAAAGTATTAACAAGATCAGTCTCTGTGATGATCGTGATTGCTTCTTCTACTGGTCCAATCCTAAAAGGACCTGCGATTGCTCCAACGTTAGTGGTGACGTTATCAGCTCTCCCTACGGTCAAATCAACTTCTCTGGTAAGAATACCTGGAGATAATTGAGGAGTCGCCATTTTTGTTTCTCCGAGTCAGTTTATCTACAAAATATTTATTATTTTGTTTATTTTCGCAGGGGAAATTCAGCGTGAACAGTTACCAGTCAGGATATCCACAATCTTGACTAGTGATTGGATTTTTTCTTGTTGATATAATCCTCTTAACAGTGCAATCTTTACATTCATACGCATAAGATGAAGCAACTGCACCTCTTTCTTTATGTGTTCTGTAAAATCCATCTATCAAGTTTTTATATTCTCCACACATTCGGCACTTTCTTTCCGTAAGCAGTAAATGACCAAGTTTTATTTGATTATCAATTTCCATTACATGTACTCCCACATATAAGATTTATCTCCATATTCATCAGTAAACCAACGATCACCCTCTGCATCTACAAAACTTACATTTCCCAATCCATCCTCAATAAATCCAAATGGTGCCATGTCTTGTTCTATTTGATTCTTTTGTTCTTCATACAGTCTTTTACGAATATCTTGATCTGTGAGTTCCTTAAAATAATCTTGAGCAACTAACCAAGCATATATGACAAGGCACATTGCTAAGTCATCATTGCATCCCTCTTCTGCTTCAAAAGAGTTATGTTTAGAAATAAATGTTGTTAACTCAGAAATAATTTCATAATCCTTGAATAAAAGTTTATCACTTTCAATCATTGCTTTGAGATTAAGTGATCCAACTTTTTTAACTGTTTTGGACATCTTAACGCCAAGTTGAGTTTTCTTTCCACTAAATCCTTGACCAACAATTTGACCTGCTCTACCTCTCATGGAACACATCAAAACATTTTGATACTCTAAGTCATAATGCAACAATGATGCTACCTGATCTCCAATATCATTTACTTCACAAAGAATGTATGCACCATTATAGTTCTTTGCTACCTCATAAATGATATTTGGAAATAACATTGGTTTGATTTCATTATTTCTATACTTTGCCACAACCTTATGTGGAAAAGATGTGATGTCAACAACAATGAATGCTGAATAATCTTCACTAACTCCTCTAGCAACATCAACGGTAATTACATAGTCATGATTCTCTTCAACATCATCATAAACATCTAGTCCAGCGTTTCTTTTTAGTGGATGTTCATAAACAAAATTTTTAAGTTTACTTGGAGCGATGAGTGTATCTACTGACCCTAAAAATTCACATTCAAATTCAATTTTGAACTGCTGTTCAGATGTATTAGCAATTGTTTGTAATCTCCATCTATCATCTCTACCAGGAACCTCAGACCAGTGAACATCTGTGGGGACATATTCATTTTTACTTCTTTCTGCATCATGCCACATACGGTAGAAATGATTCATACCATGTGGAGTAGAAACTATGATGACTTTTGTGCTTTTGCCAGAAGTAATAGTAGGATAAACAGATGCAAAGAACGAGTCTGCAATATGGTTTGGAACGAAAGCGAATTCGTCGAGGAAGAGGATATTGAACGACATGCCTCGGACAGCACTCGCAGATGTAGAAGCTGCCAATATCTTACTGCCATTTTCTAACTCGAT